GGGGCCGCGGGGGCCGGCAGGGCCGGCGCGGGCGCCTGCGGGTCGCCCCCGGCCGCCCGGCGGGCCATATAGACCCGCCCGGCCTCGGCCATGGCGGCAACGATCTCGTTGCGGTGGCTGTCGACGGTCGCGGCGGCACGCTCGGCGGCGGCCATGGTGTGGGTGAGGAATTTCGGCATGGCCTGAAAGCCGCATTCGCGGATCGTCCGGAGCTCGCCCGTCGCCTGGTTGGTCTCGGCGTATTCGATCCAGGCCGGGCAGCCCTGCTCGTCGTTGCGCTCGGGGCATTTGCGGCAATTCCAGGCGTTGCGGTAGCGGGTCGCCAAGGGGTCAGTCCTTCGAGCAGATAATCACGTTGATGTAGGACGGCCGCCAGCTGCCGTCCGACTGGATGTCGTGGCTGTGCGCCTCTCCGCCGCCGGCCTCGGCGGTGCTGCCGGAAATGGCGTGGTTGTGTGAGCCGGAGTTGCCGGTTTGTGTGTTGACGGCCCCGCCGGCCGCGCCGATGCCCTCGTTGTTGCCGCTAGAATTGTAGCTTGTGTAGCTGTGGGAATGCGAGCCGCCTGCCGACGCCGCCAGCGTGCCGGAGCCGTGCCGATGCGCCGGCACCTGTTGCACCGTGAGTTCGTGGCCCTGGACCGTCAGCCCGGAGATATTCCAGGCGCCGCCGGTGGCGCCGCCCTGACCGGAGACGACCCGCAGGACCCGGTCGTCGACCGTCGTCACCTTGGTCCAGCCGGCCGGCGCCGCGGCCTGGTAGAACACCATGCGGGTGCCCGACGGGATCAGGGCGCGTAGCATGCCGAGGACGCCGGCCGGGGTCGCCGCCTCGTCGCCCGGCGGGGCGGCCTGGAGATGCTCGGCCGGGGTGGCGAGCGAAACGGCGTCGGGTAAACCGATTCCGTCGATCGCGCGCTTCACAAAGGCCGTGGTCGCAAAATCCAGCCCGTCGTCGCCGTCGTCGCGGGTCAGGCCGCGCGTCCGGCCGGTAAACAGCGCCCCGGCCGTCAGGTGCGCGCGTTCGGCGAGCAGCGCCAGGACCGCGTCGCGGAACTGCTCGGCATCGTCGGACGGCGCGAGACCCGCTTGCTCGATGACCGTGACGATCGCTTCGGTGGCCATATGGAACCAGTATGGACCGGGAACCGTCGCCGGAATGCCTTTCGCGGTATCGCCCTCGGTCGGGAAGCCCGCGCTAGTCGCTTGGGTCGCGGTGGGGGCGGCTGCCGCCGCACCGGCCTTGTAGGCCCGTCTCATCCGCTCGCCTCCACAATCTCGAATTCGAACATGCCGCTATCGCTGTCGCCCCCGGTGTCCTCGACCCCATAGGTAACGACCGGCGCTTCTGCCGCCGTGGGCGACCCGGAGATCTTCCGGGTGTCCGCGTCGAAGACGAGACCGGCGGGCAGGCCCGAAACGCTATAGGTGAGCGGGGTGTCGCCGCCGTATGCGGCGGGGAGCGTGATATCGATCGCCGTTCCGACGGTTCCGGACTGTGCCGGCAGCGGCGGCAGCATGGGGATACTGTTGTACCCGACGACCAGCTGGGTGTGCGCCGGCGCCGCTTTCTGCAGACGGCATTCCAGTTCGAGGTGGCGCTCGATGTCCAGAAGAGGCGTGTTCACGTCGGACAGCATGTCGAAATACTCGACGTCGGCCGTCGTCGGGACCGTGACCCACCAGACGAAGCGCCACTTTCCATCCGATGTGTCCCGCGTCGTGCTGGTGCCTGCTCTCTCTCGGTCCAGATCCTCGACCTCGATATCGACACCGAAATACCGCGCGATCCGCTTGTAGTCGCCGCTGTTGAGGGTGGGCTGGGCGACCAGCTTGACGAGCAGGGCGGCGCGGCGCGCCGCAAGCGTCGAGGCCAGGGGCGAGCACTCGTCGGGCAAACCGACAGCCCGCTCCCAATCCGGCAGCAGGGCCGTCGTCAGGTTCGGCAGGACGTCGCCGAGCAGTGCTGCGGCGCGGCGGTCCAGTTCGCCGAAGTGCCGGGCGGCCGTGTCGACCAGGCCGCCGAGCACCGTGCCGTCTTGCCGGGGCCATGCGCGCCCGGCCGGCAGCAGCGCACGGAGTTGCTGCCGGTAGGCGCGGGCGGCTACGACGTCGACCATGTGAAGATCCCCGGTACGGCGATCTCGCCGGCGTCGTGCGTCACGTCCGCTGTCGGGCTGGAGAGAGTGTGGTCCGTCTCCCCGGCGGCCGTCGAGATCGCCTCGCGAATATGGCTTAGTAGGATCGTGCCGCCCGGCGCGCTCTCGCGCAGGATCAGGTCCTCGATCTCGGCCTGAATGGCGGCCTGTACGGCCGCCGAATCGGGGGTCAAATCGGTAATGGCGATGTCGAGGGCGACCGCTGTCGGCGCGGCGACGGTGACCTCGGCGGTCACCGGGCGGCGCTCGTCGATGAAGGCCTGCACCGCACTCACAACTGCATCGGTCGGGGTTCCGTCGTCGGTCGCACCGTCCGTCATCAGATAGACGGTGACCGTGCCGAGGCCGGACGCAAGCGGCCGCACCCAGGCGCGCGTCACATCGGCGTGGCCCGACAAGGCCCACAGCAGGTAGTCGTCGGCGGTTCCGCCGCGCGGCGGGTTGCGCAACCTCAACAACAGACGCCTGCGCAGCGACCCGTCGGCTTCTGCATCGGCGCCGCCCGCGATCGCGCCGTTCGCCGCGGCTTCGGAGACGACGCCGGCGATCGGCGAAACCAGCCTCATTTTCGCGCCGTCTCCGGCGTTGCCGGCTGCGCCGGCGGCGGCGGCCCGGACCGGGACGGCGGCGGCCATGTCGGAGAGAGTCGCTTCCGCGGTGGATTCGTAGATCTGCCCGGCGTCGGAGCGCCAGACCGTCCCCGCCGGAACGACCGAATCGGTGGCGCCAGCAACGTCGATCGTGCCGGCGGCGGAAGCGGCGGCCACGCGCTCGACGCCCCATATGGCTGACCAGCGGACCAGTTCCGGCCCTTCGGCCGTGTCCGGGAAAGCCTGGCGCGCGATCCAGTCGAGGAAACCGTACATCTCATGCAAGCCGCCCGCGACGCCGCGCGTCATCGCGCCGAGATACGACCGCCGCAGGTTCGGGTCGGCGCCGGGCAGGCGCGTTCGGACGTCGGCCTGGAGATGGGCCTCGATATCGGCGAGGGCGGGGCGTTCGAACGGCATTAAGCCGTCCTCAAAACGTCGTGAAACTGGTATTCGCGGGCGGTGCGGTCCGGCAAGACGATCTGCACGCCGAGACGGAGTTCGCCGTGCGCGCCCCATTCGGCCGCCGCCGTTACGGTCTCGGCGACGCCGTCCTCGATCATCCAGGCCAGCGCCTCGCGGGCATACTGCTCGGCTACGCCCAACAGGCCCGCCTCGCGCTTGCGCCGGGCGAGCAGCCACAGCGCCGAGCCGAAGCGATCGCCGGGCGGGTTGAGGCCGTCGCCCCACCAGCCGCGCCGGTCGGTGTCGCCGGCCGGCAGCTCCTCCGGCTCGGCGCGCCGGTCGCTGAACAGCGAGACCAGCACGGCCGTGCGGATCCCGTCGTCGCCGGCGAGATCGGCGCCGGCCAGATACAAATCGCCTTCGCCCGCGGCGTTGTCCCAGGCGAGGATCGCGTCGGTCATCCTGCAAACACCGTTCCGGAGCCGGTCGAGGCGTGGCCGCAGCTCGCCGCATCGCCGGCGCGGCAGACCGCGATTCCGCCGGCGAACGCCGTGGCGCTCGATCCGGCCATCACCGGCCCGGCATGAGGACCGACGCCGTGCCCGGCGACCGCGTCGCCGAGCACGACGACAAGGGCGCCGTTCGCGTAGACCGTGCCCTGGCCGCCGCCGAGCTGCGTTCCGCCGGCACTGTCCGAACCGACCCTGGCGATGCCGGGCATCAGTTAAGGTCCACCCGCGCGCCGTCGATATCGACGCCGGCGGCATTGAGGACGACGGTCGAGCCGCCGGCGGCGAGCGCGATGCGGTCCGTCTCGACGACGATGCTGGAATCGCCGCATTCGATCCGGGCGACCCGGCCCCGCTCGAGGACGATCCGGTGCCGGTTGTCGGCCCGGTCTTCGCTCGTGTAGAGGCAGACCTCGCCCTCGGCAAGGCCGGTCGGCCGGAAGCGCCGGTCGTCGACCGCCGCGACGAGCGGGTGCTGGCGCATGCCGCCGGCCGCCAGGAGCAGGCACTCGGCGCCGGGATGCGGATGCGAGGTGAAGCCGTATTGCTGGAAGCGCTCGGCGCCGTCGATAACCTCGCCGGCCAGGCCCTCGACCTGGACGCTCTGCATGCGCCGCGCGTCGTCGACAAGGCGCAGCACGGCGCGGCCGACCATGAGCAGGACACGCCGGCGCAGGGTGCGCGACAATCGCTCGAATTCGGTCACCCCCACCATCCGGTCCGCTCCTGCGTTGCGGCCGGCGCTTCGGCCGGCGCCGGCGAAAAGGCGTCCTCCGGCATCAGCGTCATCCGGGTCAGCGTGCCGCCGTCGTCGATCGATTGTTCGGTCGAAACGACAAGGAGCTCGCGGTCGAGGCCGAGCCAGTCGTCTGTGACGCGGACCAGCCGGCCGGGCGCCCACAGGGGGCCGTTGGGCGTCTCGCGCCAGCCCTGGACCGTGACGGAGGCCCGCCGGGCGCGTGACGCGCGCACCGTCGCCTCCCATTCGATCCGTTCCTGCGCCTCTGCGGCGTCGAGGGCCTGCTCTCCGACCAGGGTGAGCGGGCGGTGGCGGGTGACGCCGGGGTCGCGGGCGCGTGCCGCCACATGGGCGGCGCGCTCGGCGCCGAGAAAATCCGAGCCCGGCTGCTGGCCGCGCAGGGTGTAATCCGAATAGCGATCAATCCAGCCGGTCTCGCCGGCAGCCGCCAGGATATTGTCGCCGCGCACCAGACGGCCCTCGGCGCGCGACCGGGCCGGCCGGCCGAGCGCGAGGCCGCCGGCGCCGTCGGACAACGGCAGCAGGCGGCGGAAGCGGCAGGCGCGCTCGATCGCCTCGAATACGGTCTCGCCCTCCTCGATCCGGAAACGCCGGAACGGCTCGCCGGTGTCGGCCTCGGCCCGGACCGGAATGCCGAACGGCCCGGCGAGCGCCGCGGCGATCGCCTCCAGGCGTTCGTTGTGCCATTCGCCGGGCTCGGCCGCGGCCGAGCAGTCGACCAGGTCGCCGGCGGCGTCGCGCCCGGCAACGTCGAGCCCGTGGCCGTCGGCGTCGTAGCCGACGCGGACCGCGTCGATATAGCCCCGGACGACCGGGTTGCCGTCAAGCGTCACGGCGCACGGATCGCCGGGCCGGACCGGGCGCGGCGCGGCCTCGCCGGGCGCCCGCTCGGTCAGGCCGAGCCGAAAGGCGCCGGCGACGGTCTCCAGGGACCGGACGACGCTGGCCGCGGTCCAGCCCTCGTGCCGGCGCCCCCCGACGGTGAGCGTGACCGTCACGCCGGCCTCACGACGCCAGCCGCTCGATCGGCCGGTTCGGCACGAAGCCGGGTCGCGCCAAGCGGTTGCGGGCGACGATCTCGCCGGCCCGGCCGATATCGTCATAGAAATCGTAGGCCAGGGCGAGCGACGGCCGCACCGCGCCGGGGCTGGCTGCGATGACGTCCGGCAGATCGCGCACCGCTTCGTCGATCTGGGCCGCCACCGCGGCACGCAGGCTGCGCAGCGCCCGGAAGGTCGCCGTGTCGGCCGTCGCGGCCAGCGCATCCAGGGCGTCGCCGGTGGCCTCCTGGGCGGCGCGGGCGCCGGTGCGGTCCTGCCAGGCGCGCGCGCCGGTCCGCTCGGCCAGGGTCACGGCGGCGAGGCCGCGCACCAGATCGACCAGCGCCGCGCCGTTGGCGGCCTGGATGCGCCGGTTGGCCGTCGTCTCCGGCGCCGCAGGCAGGGCGACGCCCTCGGCCGCCAGCGCGGGCAGGCGCTCGTCGTCGGCCTGGGCGACCGCCGTATCGAGGGTGGCGGCCAGCGCCGGCGGATCGAGCACCAGGGCCTCGGCCTCGGCCGCGGCGGCGCGCGCCGCCGGCGTGCCGATCTCGGCCCCGGCCAGGCGCACGGCCTCGATGGCGGCCTCGGCGACGTAGGACGGAACGGTCATTGGCCGCCCCCAGGCAGGCCGGTCAGGCCGAAGGAACGGGCGAAGCGTTGCGCCAGGGCATTGCGGGCACCGGCGGCGGCGTCGCCGGCCTGGCGGGCGGTGTCGGCCCGGCCGGCCGGATAGCGGTTCTGCCCGCTTTCGACGAATTGCAGAAAGACCCGGCACATGCGGCCCTCGGAGGTCCGCTCGGAGATCCGGCGCTCGGTGCAGGTCACGTCGAGGCGGCCGAGATAGGGATGGACGAGTTGGCCGGCGCCGGGCTTGTCGCAGGCTTCGATCAGGGCGTCGCGCCGGGCCATGTAATCGTCGCCGACGATGTAGCCCTCGACCTGGAACTCGTGCGCGCGCCTGCCGAGGTCCTCAGTGAAGGGCCGGTCGCGGCCGGGATATTCGTGGGTCTGGGCGCGCCGGCCGCCGCTGGCGTCGTGCGCCGCGATCTCGAATCCGGCGCCGCGGAAGGACGCTTCCAGCAGGCGGTCGCGCCAGGGCATCGCCGCCTCACCACGCCATGTTGTAGCCGGTCGTCACGTCGAGCGGCACGTCCGGGTTGTCGGAGCGGACGCGCTTGACCCGCGCGCGGCCCGATTCGTCTTCGATCCTGATGGCGACCTCGCCGCCGACGCGGGCGGCGGCGCCGCGGCCGGCGAGGCCGCGTGGCCGGCCGCCCGGGAACAGGCGCGGCGGCGCCTCCGACGGCGGCGAAACGCCGGCGGCGTCCTCAAGCCCGAACTGGCGGCCGATCCAGCCGCCCGGCAGCCAACTCTTGAGCTCGTCGACCTGGCGGCGAAGCCAGGCGACGATGTCGGTCCATTTCCGCTTCATACCGGCCCACAGGCCGTCGATCCATTGCTCGCCGACCCCGGTGAGGTCGAAGCCGAGCAGCTTCGCAATCAGGCCGGGGATGCCGAGCAGGAAGGTAGCCGCGAGCGCTTTCCAGTTTTCGGCGAACCACTCCGGCAGGCCGGCAAAGGCCGCCTTGACCGACTCCCAGATGCGCCCGAACCAGGCGGCGATATCGCCCCAGTTGTCGTAAATCTCCCATGCCGCGTAGGCCAGGGTCAGCACCAGGGAGACGATGGCCAGAATCGGGTTTGCCTTGAGCACCTTGTTGAAGGCCGCCATGACGGGCGTGCCGGCGCGCACGGCCCTGGTGAACGCGAGCACGGCGCCGGCGACGCCGGTAACGGCCATCGCGCCCATCTTCGCGGCGGCGAGCGCCACGGCGGCGGTCAGTTTCGCCAGCGGCCCGAACAGGGCGACAACGGCCTTGAGCAGGCCGGCGGAGAGCGTGAGCGCGACGGCGCCGAGGACGATCTTGATCCAGCCGGCCTCCTGCGCCCAGGCATAGATCGCGTCGGCGATCCGGCCGACGACCGGGTGGGCCTCGCGCACCGACTTGAGCCAGGCGCCGACGCCGGCCGCCATGCCGGCCAGGCCGTCGCGGATACTCCGGAGCTCGGCGCCGAACGCCTTGAAATTGCCGGACTCGCGCTGGAGGTTCTGGAGCCAGGCGATCAGGCTTTTCATGCCGGCCTTGACGCCGAGCGCTTCGTCGAGCCGATCGCCGATGGCCGCCAGGACGTTGAAGACGTTGTCCTTGAGGGTCGAGAAGACGCCGAACAGCGTCTCCGACTGCTTCGCCATCTGCTTGTGAAAAATGCCGCCCTTTTCAGTCAGCGATTCGAGCGCCTCGCGCAGATTCTCGAATTTGATCTCCCCGCGCTCCGCCGCCTTGTAAATATCCTCCTTAGAGATCGTGTTGCCGTATTTGGCGGCCAGATCGACCAGGGCCTGGACGATGGGGATGCCGCGTTCCGAGAGCTGGTTGAGCTCCTCGGTCTGGACCTTCCCCTTGGCCATCGCCTTGCCGTAAATCTGCACGATCTCGACCAGCCGGTTGCCGGAGCCGGCGGCGATATCGCCCAGGTTGCGCAGGGTCGGAATGATCTTCGCCGGCGTCTCGCCGAAGGCGAGCAGGGCCTTGGCCGATGCGCCGATGCCCTGGAGCTGGAACGGCGTCCGGGCCGCGAAGTCGGTCAGCCGCTTGACCATGTCGCGCGCCTTGCGGGCGCCGCCGAGCATGGATTCGAAGGCGACGCGCAGCTGCTCCATCTGGCCCGAGGCGCGCAGGGCGAAGCCGCCGAGCAGGCCGCCGATGGTGCCGGCGAAGGTCGCTATGCGCCGAATCGCCCCGCGCATTTCGCCGCCGACCCGGCCGAGCCGCCGGCCAACGGCGGCGGCCGAGGCCGCCACCCGGTCGAGCCCGGTCTGCCGGCTGACCCGCGCCGCCGTCTTGCCGATGGCGCGCAGCGGCTTGGTCGCCTTGTCGACCGCCTGGACGATCAGCGCAAGCTTGAGCTGGCCGGCCACGTCAGGTCTCTCCCCAGGCGCGGCGCTGGAGGCGCACGGCGGCGGCGTGCCAGCGCATGAGCTGGCGGGGCGTCAGCCGGTCGAGCTCCGAGGGCGGCCAGTGAAACACGAAAGCAATCTCCTCTACCCGCTCCCGCCAGTCGGGAGGGAAATGCCGAAAAAACCCGCGATGGCGTCCCTGGCGGCCAGGGCGTCCATGACGCTGATTTTCGCCGCCGACGAGGGCGGGATGCCGGCCATGCCGGCGACGATGCGGTGCAGGCAGCCCAGGTCGATTGTGACCCGGCCGGATTCGGTGAAGCCGAGATCGACGCCCTCCAGGTCGCCGAGCTTGAGGTCGCCCAGGGTGAGCTCGGTCAGCTTCTCGCCATGCGCCTCGATGGGCGTCGATAGCGGGATCGTCACGCCGGTTTTTTTCGCGGCCGCCATGCTAAATTTCCTCCGACGACTTGCCCTCGAAGCGGACCTGCACGTTGGCCTCCTCGGTGCCGACATTGCCGTCGGCCGCGTACCAGGAATTGCGCTGGACGATGGTCTTGCCGTTGGCGAGCTCCAACGTGATCGTCTCATCCTCGATTGCCATGAGCTCGGCCAGGGACAAGTCCTTTTCGTCGGTGATCTCGCCCTCGATGAACGGCACCTGCGGCATGCCCTTGTAGCCGTGGACCCGGTCCTGGCCGACCATGGCCTCGCGCTTCTCGAAGCCGAGGTTGTAAGTAAAACTGCCCTTGGCGTTGCGCTGCACCCCGGCGATCTTGATAAACAGGGTGCCGCTTACCCGGTTGTTCGGCATCGGGGCCTCCTATCAGAGAATGAAGGAAAGCTGCGCGCCGACGACGCGCAGCTGGTTGACCAGGTCCGGCGGCAGCAGGAAATCGAGCCGGTTCGGATCGTCGGCGTTGCGCTCGACGATCAGCCCCTCTTTGAAACCGTCGCCGTTTTCGACCAGGCCGCGCTCCTCCATGGCCCGGAACCAGGCGATGGCCTCGGCCCGGCCCTGGTTGGGCGTCATGACCGCCTGGCCGGGGCCGATCCGCGTGGCGTCGTCGGCCAGCTTGAAGCGGCCGTATTTGGTCTGCATGCGCGCCCGGAAATCGGCCCGCAGCCAGCTCAAGGTCAGCGGTGTGTTGAGATCGAGGAACGCCGCGTCCGGAACGCCGTTGATCTCCTGCCAGGTCGTGATCATGCGCTCGATCCGGACGACGCCCCCGGAGTCGACCGTATGGGTCGCGATGCCGTCGTGCAGCAGGCCGTTGCGCTCGGCGAAGCTGCGCCGGCCCTCGACCGGCGCCGGCAGGATGCCGGCGAGCGGCAGGGTCTGAAACGGCCGGGCCGGGTCGATAGAGGCCGAGAGCGCGACGGCGCCGGCGGCCGCGGCGGCCCATTCGTAGGCCGGGCTCGGGCTGTCGGCCATATCGAGCACCGAGGTGTAGGCCGAATTGCGCGCGTTGCCGTAGGTGGTGGCCGCGCCGACCGTGCCGCGGAAGGCGGCGATCGCGTTGCCGTCGAGCTGCTGGGCCGGCCCCCAGCGCTCGGCCAGGTCCTCCTCGATGGCCCGCATCGAGGCGACGGCGCTGTAGGGCGTGGCGATGATGCTGAATTTCTCGTCCGAGAGCGCGTCGAGCGCCGCCGTCACCTCCGGGTCGGTCGCGCCGTTGGCGCTGGCCGAAATGTCGAGCGCGACGCCGGCCGGCAGGGCCTCGCCCGGAAAATAGCTGTGCCGCACGTCGAGGTCGGTCGCCGCGCCGCCGTGGCGCGCCGTGATCGTCACCGTGGCGCCGGCGACGGCGCTGGTCGCGGGCAGCTCGGCCGCGACCGCTTGGATGGCGTTGTTGATCGCCGTGGCGACGGCGTCGGCCGCCGCCGCCCCGGCGATGCCGACGGCGATGCGCCGGCCGGCGATGTAGAGCGCGATCGTGCCGCCGGCGGTCGCCGCGGCCGTGACCTCGACCTCGACCGCGGCCTTGACCGCGTTGTTGGCGTCGTCCAGCGCGACCGCCCACAATTCGCCGAGTGGATTCTGGCGCCGGAAGGCGGCCGCCATGTGCTCCAGCATCGAGCCGGCGCCGAAGGCCCGGCGGGCGTCGGCGGCGGAATTGACCAGCACCGGCACGGCCGCGGCGGTTTCGCCGGCGTCCAGGCGCTGGCCGATCAGCAGCGACTTGAACTCGACTCCGGAGGCGCCGGCGCGGCTGGCGTCGATCTCGACATAGGTGAACGGGACCCGCGCGTTGGCCGGGACCTGGTTGAAGGAGATCGCCATCTAGCCCTCCTGTTTCGGCTTGCGCGGCCGCTCGGCCGGCAGCAGGTCGCCGACCGCAAGCCGGCGGCGGTAATACTTGGTCAGCGGCACCTCGGCGCCGTCGGCCGGGATGTGACCCTGGCGCGGGTCCTCGAAGCGGACCTTTTGACCGGGCGCCGGCTTGACCCGTTGAAGGCTGCTCATAGCCCTGTCTCCTGTCTTGCGGTTGCGGCGGCGGGCGGAACGGGGGGCGGCGGGCGCAGCTCGATCACGCCGGCGGCCTCGGCCTCGCCGTCGCCGGTCAGGTCCCAGGCGACGCCGGCGCGCAGCCAGTCGGCGAGCAGGCTTTCGCCGGTCTCGAAATCGAGCGGGATCGGGATCGACAGGCCGATGGCGAACAGGGCCAGGCCCCTGGCGTCCAGCTTGCCGTTCCAAAGGTTGCTGACCTCGGTGACGCTGACCACGCCGACATCCGGGATCGCCTGCCTGTGCAGCCAGGGCGCCAGCAGCTCGGCGGCGCTGTAGACGCCGCCCTCGCCGTCCCTGCCCCGGCGCCGGGAGCGCTCGTCGCCGCCGGCCCAGCCGGTCAGCAGATAGATCGCCCAGCGCGTGTCGAGGGTGAGCGCCGATTCCTCCCTGGCCGGGCTTTCCAGATAGGCGACGCGGATCGCCGGGGCCTGCCCGACGACGCGTTTGAGATAATCCTCGGACCATTGCCCCGGCCCGGATTCGATGGAACGGAAGGCGGGGCCGGCGACGCGCCGGATCTCCGCGAGCAGCCAGTCCTCGGCCTGCGCGATGCTCATTTCAGCACCTTCGCGGCGCGGGCGTTGACGATGCGCAGAATGGCCGCGGCGTCGCCTTGGGAGACGCCGAGGAACGGCCGCGCCGGAATCGTCGAGCCGGGATGGCGGACCGCGGCGACCGGGTGCTTCGCGCCCGGCCAGTACAGGGCCTTTTTCCGTTTCGGCCGGATCGTGCGCGGCGGCGTCTTGCCGCCGAATTGATGGATGCCGGCATAGACGACGTTCGTCCCGACCTCGACGGCGTCGCCGGCGACGTGGCGCGCAATCGACGCGCGCAGCCGGCCGGTCTCGGTCAGAGTCTGGCCCCTATCTCCATGTGGGGCCGACTTGCCCTGGCCGCCGGGGGCCGGCCCCCGGTCGTAGCTGGCGCGCGACGGCTTCCAGGGCTCGCCCGAGGGCGCGGTTTCGGTCTCGAAGCGGTTCTGCGTCGAGGCCTCCAGCCGGGCGCCGATCTCGTCGAGGGTCCCAGCGATATCGCCCTGGACCCAGCCCTGCATGCGGGCGAGCACGGCCTGGAGCTCGGCGTCGTCGATCCCGATGCGCAGGCCGGCGGTCACAGCAGCCCCGCCAGGTTTTCGCGGGTCATGACCGGCGCCGGCCCGGCGCGGGCGGCGACGTTGCGGCGGGCCACGATGTTGCCGGCGTCGTCGACCAGGTTGAGCTTGCCGTCGCGCAGACCCTCGAGCTGCTTCATCGCGGCTTCCCGCCGGGCCTTCGGCTCGTCGAGCGGCGCGTCGTCGTAGAGCTCGTCGCGGGCGAGATCGCAGGCGATGGCTGTCAGCACCGGATAGCTTCCGGCCGGCAGCGGCAGGGCATAGACAACCGCCAGCGCCGCATCGATCTCGGCCGCGGCGTCGGCCAGGGCCGCATCGAGCCGGGCATCGGCGGCGGCGGCAGGATCGTCCGGCACGGCGTCGCTTCCGGCGTCGATGGCGCGCGGCGCGGCCAGCAGGTCTTCGACCTCCTGGGCGCCGAAGCGGTCCTCCAGGTCCCGGCGGGTCGCGTAGGTCATCTTGCGGCGGACCGCCCGGCCGCCTTCACGGCCCACATGGCGGCACTCTCGATTTCGGTCTGGGCCACAGTCTTGAGCCGGACGATGTCGGGGTCGCCGGCAAGCCGGTCCCGGCCGTCCGGGATCGCGTCGACCGCATCGATCAGATCGGCGGCGCGGCGCTTGAGATCGTCGATCGCCGGGTCGCCGCTCGGGTTGAAATCGATGTCGACGCGGCGCTCGCCCAGGGTCGGGCTGCGCTCCGGGCCGCTCACGACGCCCCCTCCCGCCCGGCCGCGACGACGGCCCAGGCTTCGTCGCGCTGGGTGGCCGCGATATCGCGGCCGAGCGCCGCCTCGATCGCGTCGACCGCCGGCTTGCCGTCCTTGTTCCACAGGGCCTTGTCGTCCGGGTCGAGCGCCCGGATGGCGTCGGCGATCTCGTCGCCGGCGGCGTTCGGGTCGCCGGCCGGCGCGACCGTGCCGATCGCTTCGAGGCTTTCGGCGACATCGGGCGGCAGCGCGACAATCGCGCCGGGCTCGTGGAAGGCGCCGTCCCAGCCGAGCCGGGACAGCACCGTGCAGCGGACCGTGCAGCGGACCGGGCCGCCGGCGGCGGGGCGGTCAGCCGACGGCATTCTGGAAGAAATAGCCCACGTCCTGCCAGGACGAGAGCTCCTTGCACTCTTCGGAGACCTTGACGACGGTCGAGCCCGTGCCGACGCCGCGGCCGGGCGCGTCGTAGGTGCCGGTCATCATCGGCATGGCGTCGGCGGTGAAGCAGAAGGTCGGCCGCTGGTCGCCGGCGCCGCCAAGGCTCTTCTCGATGTGCAGCAACGCGGCATGCTTGCCCCACAGGCGGGCGTAGTCCGGCGCCTGCCCCTTCGCGGCCATGTTGGCCCAGGTCTCGCCGACCAGGATCTCGCCGATCTCGAACAGGTCGGCGACCGCCTGGCGGCCGACGACGCCGGACGCGGTGATGCCGCCCGCGCCCGTGGCCTTGACCGCCTCGACGATCTTCGGGTGGCGCCGCAGCTTCGTCCACACCGGGCGGCCCAGAACCAGCATGTTCGGCCGGACCAGGAAGCTGTCCATGGCGTCCATGATCGCCGCCAGCGGGTCGCTGTCCTTGTGGGACCATTGCATGTCGCCGGCCAGCGTCGCCTGCATGCCGGCAGCGTAGTTCGACGCGCCGAACACCAGGTCGACGACGCGCTTCTCGCGGCCGAGCTTGACCAGGGACGCCAACATCGTGGTGGCGTTCGCCAGCGGATCGAACGGCACCTGCTGCGCCCGCGCCTCCTCGATGTCGCGATGCGGCACAGGAGCGATCAGGCCGTAAGGCGCCGTCGAGTCCGTCTCGTCGGTGCCGCCGAACTCCGCCTCGTTCAGCTCGCCGGCCCGGCTCGCCCGGACGTCCGGAATCGTCAGCCGGTCCGCGGTCGTGTGCTTGAAATAGGTGAATTTGTAGGCCGTGCGGACGCGCGGGCAGACCATGTCGGCGATCATGCCCTCGACCGGTACGGCCATGGCGATCTGCGTCAGCCGCGTCTGGGTTTCGAACGGCCCGGAAGCGAGCGCGTGGTCGAGCGAAAAAGGCTGCATCGGGGGTCTCCTAAAGTACGCCCGGCGCGAGGAGCGCCTGGCCGATATCGCCGGCGGCGCCGCTGAACTCGGCCTGGCCGACGATGTGCTGCGGCCGGCGCCAGGCGACGATCAGGGTCTTGCCCGCCGTCGTCCCGGTCGCGCGGATGTTGCCGTCGGTATGGATGGCCGGCCCGGTCACGGCCGTCGCGTCCGTCGCCGAGACGCCGACCAGCTCGTCGTCGGCAAGGATGCCGTCGACGGCGATGTCGGTGTCGGCGGCCGCGCCGGCGACCGTGGCCTGGAAGATGGCGGGGCCTTCGACCGGCACGGCCTTGCCGTCGGCATCCGCGGTCAGCAGGTCGCCGCGGCCGACCGCCGCGCCGTATTCGACCTCGGCGACGCCGACGCGGGCGATCTCGACCCGCGCGCCGGCCTTGCCGCCGGCGCGGCCGAAAACGCCGATCAGCGGCGTGCGCGCACCGGCCGCCTGGACGACCTTGCCGTCCGCCGACCCCATGGCGGCGATCCGGTAGGGCGCGGCGTCGCCGCCGGCGTCCTGGGCCTGCCACATCAGAACTCGGGTCATCGTCTTGCCTCCTTGAAGCCGGCGGCCGCGCGGCGTGCGCGGCGCCCTAAACCGGCAGGCCGCGCTTGGCGCGGACCTGTGCGACCGCGTCCGCCGCGGTCAGCGTCGTGCCGGCGTCGCGGGCCTGGGCCAGCAGGATCTGGGCCTCGCCGGCGATCGCCTCGCTGTCCTCGATCCGGTCCTGCTCCGGCGCCGGGCCACCGGCCCGCGCAGCGTATTCGACCCGCCTGGGCAGGCCGGCCAGGAACGCCTCGAAGGCGGCGGCGGGCGTTTCGCGCACCTCGCCGTCGGCCGAGGCGAAGGAGATCGCCGCGTCGTCGCCCTGCGGCAGGGCGGTCAGCAGGGCCGCCAGGCGCGCCCGTTCGCCGGGCAGCACCCGGCCGGCCTCGACATGAGGCCCGATCGCCGCCTCGGCCGCTTGCAGGCGCTCGGCCGCCGCCAGCGCGGCCTCGCGGGCGGCCACTTCGGCCTCCCGTCCGTCGAGCTCTGTTCGCGCTGCCGCCAGATCGGCGGCTATGTCGTTTGCTCCGGACACGGGATCGTCCTCCTGTTGCGATGGCTCGGTATCGGTATCGGTTATGGGGTCGGCGGCGCCGGGCGCCGCGAAACGCGCGCCCTGGGCCGCTTCCTCGGCCTCGCGCGCGGCGCGCTCGATGCCGTCGATTTCGTATTCCGGGATCGCCCGGTCGGCCGCCTCGACGCCTTCGGCCTCGACGATGCGCTCGCGCAGGCCGCGCACGATGCCGAGGACCGAGCGCCAGCCGATCCAGTGCCAGGACACGCCGTCGGCAAGCGCGCCGCCGGCGTCGGTCGCGAAGGCGAACTGCTGGCCGGCGCCGTCGTCGGCGAACTGCGTCGGCGCCAGGCCGTCGACCGCCGGCGCGACGCCGCCCAGGAATCCGATATGGACCAGCCGGTCGCCGTTGAACTTGATCGAGCGGCCGGCATAGCGGCCGGCCTCGACCGCGCTGCGGAAGGCCGGCGCGAGATCGCGCAATCTGGCCTGGAGGCGGTCGCCGGCCCGGCGCAGGCCCTCGACCCAGCCATAGGCCGGCGCGTTCGTCTCGGGATGGCCGACGACGACCGGCGCGGGATCGCCCGCGGCATAGGCGGCGGCGATCCGGTCGAGCCGCGCGGCGTCGACGGCCACGGCTTCGCCGGCCATGGTGCGCCAGGTGCCGGTCCGGCACACGTCGATCCAGCCGTCGAGCGCGCTCACGGGCGGCTCCGGATCGGGGTCCGGGGCAGGCCCCGGCGCGGGCGTTTCATGGCCGACAGCGCAATCATCGCCGCCATGATGCGCCCCCGGCGCGGGCTTGTGCACCGAACCATGGTCCGGTGCAAAACGCGGCCGGGATGTGCTCCGATCGGGCCGCGAACGCCCCCGGAGGGCCGGCGCCGGGCATCGGTTCCGGGCCGGGCGGGGGCCGGGATGTTGACGCATCCCGAGCCGGGAGAGGGACCTCCCACGACCGCAGCCGGCCGCGCCGCGGCCGTCCCGCCACCCCGCACGGGGCGGGTGCATTATCGTGGGAGGGGGCCTGTGGAGTCGATTCGGTGCGGCGATTGTCGCGCGCTGCTGCTCAAGGCCGACGCCGTTGCCTTGCGCGGCCGGATCCAGATCAAGTGCCGGCGCTGCGGCGCCATCAATCATGTGAGGGCTTCGGGCTCCGGAACAGAGCGCCCCTGCGCGCCGGAGGAAGCGATGCCCCGTGGCAAGGAAACCGCCCCATCATCCGCCCGATCCGGGCCGCTACGGCCCGCCGGAAAGTGACACGCCCGGCTATATCGCCGGCGAGAAAGCCGTCGCCGGCTTCGGCGTGCGCCGCTTCTATGTCGCCGCGATTCCCTGCCGCCAGGCGCGGGCGATCATCCTGGCCGGCCACTACAGCCGGAGCATCGTCAACAATTCCTATGTCCACCTGGGCGTCTTTATCGACGGTGAATGCGTCGGGGCGCTGCAATTCGGCTATGCCCTCAACCCGCGCCGGGGCGACCGTGTCGTCGCCGGGACGGAGGTTCAGCAATATCTCGAATTGAACCGCATGTGGCTTGCCGACGCCGCGCCGCACAACAGCGAGAGCCGGGCGCTATCCTATGCCATCAAATACATCCGGGGCGTCATGCCCTGGGTGAACTGGATTCAGAGCTACGCCGACGAGCGCTGCGGCGGCTGCGGCATCGTTTACCAAGCCTGCGGATTTCTGTTCTTGGGCTGGCACAAGACGGAATTTCTCGAGATCGACGGCAAATGGTTCCACGAAATGCTGGTCACGACCCACGCCAGCCGGCCAACGAATCCCCGGAGCGGCTTTCTGGTCGCCAACCTGCACCGCGCCCGGCACCATGTTTTCCGCCAATTCCGATACTGGAGGCCGCTCAAGCCGCGCTGCCGGAAATATCTCCGTTTCGAGGTCCAGCCCTATCCCAAGCCGGACCGGCTCGAACCCCTCTAACGCGGCCCGTCGTTGCGACGCCGGCGGCACCCCCGCCCGTGAGCCAGGTTGAACCCCTGGGGGCCGCTCCATGACCGTCCCGCCACTCCAGCCCGTCGCTCCGGCCGTCCCCGTCGCGGGGTGGTTCGGCGGCTTCGATTTCGAGACGGTCGGCACGACCTACACGGCGAACGCGAAAGCGGCGCGGCGGGTGGGGGAGGTGTTGGTGAGTGGGTAAGCCTTCGAGCGCCGGCAGGATTCCAGGAACTATGCTGGGTTCGCAGGATTTGTTGCGGCAGCGCGGGCTTCGTCCAGCTTGCCCGGCAATGTGAACAGGTAGAGCAAGACCAGTTCAGTAAAGGTCTGAAGGCGCTCGGCGTCCTCTTTCGAGAACGGCTCTTCGTCATGGGCCGCATCATTTCCGTCTAGTCTTATTTGATGTGCCCATTCGGCCAAAGAGGGAGTCAATTTGTTTTGCCTTGCGGCCTCGTCAATGCGCTCGAAGAGAGTACCTTTTATATCCGGGAATTTTGCTTTCAGCCCTGTATCCAGCGCTTTACGAAACATGCTCCCTGCAGCATCCCACATACCAGTTAAGGCTCGCATTCCCTGGCTGTAAAAACTTGCCACGTTTTCTGGTGTATATTGAGGTGCGTCTGGGCTTGGAAGGGATGGAGAGACTGACTGAAGAGAAGCCATTCTCCAGCCAGAGGATTGCAAATATTCAGATGGTTTGCTGTGATCAGGTGTTCGGAAACTGGCGAGAATTCCTCGACCGCATTGCCCGCAAGTCGCAAGCGTGTCCCAAAAAAATCCATTCTCTTTCTCTACGTGGATTTGATGTTTGATTCGGAACGCAACCGAATTTGTCCCGCAATGCGGGCAATTACTTTGAAACACGCTCATTTGTTCCGCCTCCTCTCCTGCCAACGAATTAGGCGACGAGTTGCTTCAGGTAATCCACTCGGACTCGAAGTTCGATTCTTCCTGTCCCTCAACGACCGGCCGGAAGTGCGGGCAGTGCTCGCTGGCTTCAAATTCGAGGCTACTACGACGCGTTATTCAGCCAATGCCAAGGCGATGCGGCGGGTGGGGGAGGTGTTGGTGAACGGGTGAGATCGACACCCCTCGAATTATCGACCCGCAATTTTCGCAGCCTCTTCAATGTGTCGAGCGAGCGCTTTATGGTCAGTATAATTGTAAATTTTGAACTCATTTGCTTCTATCTGTGATGGAGCTTTTCCAATTCGATCATCTGGATATGCGCGATCAACTACGCCGTGAAGCTGAATTCCCAAGAGACCATTGCCGCGCGCCAATGATTTGTCGATTTCATAGTTTATCCATTTCCTTTGACTAATCCCATAAGTAATACAAACAACCGTCACTGACGTATTCTTTAGGGCTTCATCAATCCTTCTTTTTATCGTGGTTTCACTATTTTTGACGCTCTCCCAGAGAGAAGCGTCGGCAAATCCTGCGGAAGCGACGCCAGTAATATTTGGTATTAACCTGATCTGATTGACCCGGTAGACATGCTTATAGCGAAAGCTAAAGAAGACCCTGCGCGCCATGTAGTTTTTCTCCTATTTTGCGAGGATTGCCAAGAGCCCCAATACGACTACGAGAAGGGCACCATAGAAGTTACGCACCGAC